CCCATGCGTCTCACGCCTACGCCTTTCAGCCTTGGAAACTAGGGTTAAACCTAGCACCTCCTCGCGATGGAGCACCGTATTGATACGGCTTCTCCCAAGCGGGGGGGTAGACTGGAATGTGCGTAGCGTGAGGCAGCCGATCGGCACGCTGCTGATAGGGACCAATTTCTTGATCGGTTCAGGCAGCTGCTGATTCATAGCATCGCTCAAGTGCCATAGGCCCTTAGCATAGGCGTTATTTGAAACGTCTATCCAGGATGCTAGTGATTCGGCCGTTTCTCCTAGTGCGAGGTCACTCACGTACAACGGTGTCACGTCGATACCATCATACGCGTCAATACCGCAAGATTCGCGGAAGTAACCTTCGTGGTGAGTTTTCGCCACGTTCACCTTTAGGTCCAAATGTCCTAAAAGGCGCACTAGTTCCATTACTGCAAGGGACGGCAAGATTATGTCGTCCCCGTAGACTCGGATGTTCCCTACCACCGACCTAATGTTCGCCGAGTTGGCGTCCAAGTATCGGGAAAACAAGGTAGCCGCAATCGCAAGGATCGCGAATACGATGCTTTGGATCGGGAATGTTGTTCCATTGCCCATCGGTGCATACTTCCTCAGAATGAGGAAGTATGACTCACCGACACCCGTGGCGTTAGTTAGCCACCTGGTGCGGCAAGCATGAAGAGCCTTCAGGAGCGATTTATTCCTTCTGAAGATTCGTTCAACTACCCAACACGACAACCTATCACTTGCAGCCGAAAGATCGACTGTAGCGAGGTTTAGTGCTCGGTCCCGTCTAGAGGCTTCCACGCAGAGAACCCGGGAGGGTTCCTGATCGTGAAAGTCTATGGACTTCTGGAGTAGCTTCGGCATATGATGCCGAAGCCACCGCATCATACCCAATTGGATATATTGATGCGCAACAGGCTCAGAGGCGATCATTCGAGGTGCTTTCAGGGTTTTAGGCACAGCAAGAAGTCTTGCTGGAGCCTCCCATTCTGACACCTCAACTGCTTCAACCTCGAAATGCAAGTCTTCTCTTGACTGGGAAAAATATTCGAATGGAAAGAATCCATCGAGCTTTCTCGGCCAAGAAGGGAACACATACTTATCTGTGTCCCCTCTTGCATCAGCCACTGCTCCGGGTCCGTGTTTGGGATTGATGTCTCTCCAGTCAAGTTCTGGGTATTGTGTAACAACAATATCCGCGACTTGCTGAGCCAACTTGAGTAGTCGGCTCGGACACTCGTCTCTATCTGAGACAAGGTCAGGAGAGGACCTATGTCCATCGTCGAGAGCAACAATAGATTCGGGAAAACCCAAATCATCGCACTCCCAACAGTAGTTAGGAGTACGAAGTCTATTGTCAATCTGACGAAACGCTTCAACCTCGGCGAGAACTGCAGCATCGCTGCACTCCAATCTTACTTTCTTAGCCAGGTTAAGAACCTGCCTTAGGAAGAAGACTGCCGTGGGATCTACGTCTTCATAGATCATCCCTTTGTGGTCCCATACCATGCGTGTTAGTGAGCTCAGGAACTCCCGATGCCCACTGCGTACCCTTCCAAATGAGTCCGGAAGAATACGCGCGTCAAGGTATCCGCTTGAGAGTGCGTGGTCAATGACCTTGCATCCCTCTGGCATATCGATCATTATGAACGGTATGCCGCGGTTAGCGACCATCAACCGCATCCACTCGAGATCGAGTGCCGCGGTAGGTTGCAGATCTGGAACCCACGCTACCAAGTCTTTAAACAAGGCGGCGTAGAGTGAAAGATCTGCCACAAGGTTGGTCTTTTTCATGTTAGCTCCCTTTCGGAGGTAATCATGACCAACCCCTCTTCTCCATCGGAGAACCGTGCCTGTAAGAAACCCCGTCGCCTAACAGTTAGGCGGCTTCAAGGGTTAGGACTGCCGGCTAACAAGTTTAGTAATGTTAGCGGCAGTGAGGGCTGCGACCAAAGCTTCGGCCGCATCCTCCATCGATTCTTGGTCCTGGACGGCGTCCGAAGCTCGGAACGCCATCCACACAGAGGATGTCCTAGTAAGGACACCCGCTGTGTATTGCTCGACATCTAGTCGAGCGAGATGGGACTCGCCGGAGGCCCCACGAGCTGGAATCGTGTGCTTCACCGTGAAGGTGAGGCGCTCGCCAGCTGCGGATTCGCCATAGTATACGGCGCCGTAGTTGTCCTGGTTAACGCGGTTGAGATTTGTCGCAACAGCGTTATACGTAATGGACAGCGGATCAGAGAGACTCATGACAGGGTTCCTTTCAAGGACCTGACGCTTTCAAGCGTTAGAGGGCTTTCAAAGCCTTCACTGTTGCGAGAGCACCTAAATTTGCCATTTGGCCTCCAGTTAAGAATGGAGTGAATGACAAGCTAGGGGTCGGATTCGCATAGATCTGTCTAAGCCGAGAAGTAACTGTAAAGTTACCTCCGGTCGCTACACATGTAGCGGCCATCCTAGGGTTGGACAAGTTGTCCGTGATTACTTGCTCTGCCATGATATTCATTCGAGTCACAGAGGTCTTAATATGACCTTGCTGTGCTTCGAGGAAGTCTCCGACATTTGCGAAGTAATCAATCAACCAAGACCACGGTAACATATTCCATACTGTGGCTGGATGAATCCTTAGGCCGAGGACCAAGTCTTGAGATAGACCTTGGAGTCGGTCGGCATGAGGGAGTGGAGTTAACAGCTTCGCATTTGCTGTAAACCAAACCTTCATCACTTCCTTCCGGTGCGTATCCCACCTCCACGTTTGTGGAGTAAAGGCAAGATCGTAACCGTTCGGAGTGTAGACATCCTGCAGTACATGCGTTCCTAAGGAACGCTTCACCGCAGTACCACCCTCTAATCTAAGTAGATAGGCTTTGCGATCTTCGATGGATTTTGCAATCCCGAACAGATCGAGAACATCGCCTACTAGAGGGGCCCAACCAAACGAATATGCCAAGTATTGCCCAGCGAAATCAGCCAATTGGCCAAGGCCGGTTAGAATCCGGCCGAGATCGCGAAGCATGCGAGGAAAGTCCTTGAACTCAAATAAGAACAAGGGTAAATCCACAACAGGTTTGTTGGGATTCATATTCGCCAGAGCCTTGGTTTTCCAGTAGGCCCACGAGATAGTGGACCTATTGGGGGTATATACGGCTAGACTACGATTTGGAGGATTGTAATCCTGGAAATCGTGGATGTACCCTACAAAAGAGTAGGGCGACCAGCCGTTAAACCGCAAAGGCTCAACGACACGATCAATACTATCGAATGTATGATCGGTCGTGTATGGAGGTGCCATAGTGGTATCTAGCGTAACTTCTGTGGAAGACGGCCCCGCACCGCCGACGTTAGTACCTATGATCCCCCCTGAGGGGTTTCTAACGTACTTAACGCCAGCGACCTCTGTCTTAAGAGTTCGCGAGCGGGAACGAGCAGCCATAGAAGTAGTGCCTCACTACAGTCGTATTTAGGAGTCCACAATGGAACTCGAACAAATCGATGTTGACCTGCTTCCTAAGGCTCACCCCATGCCTGGTATCTAGCCAGGACATGCAAGGCAGCCGCAGCATCTCTGCTGTCCGTAGACAAACGTTTACGGTTTCAGAAGCAGGCCAACTTTTGGCTCGCGCCGGGTCGTGAGGGCTTTCCCATGAACTTGTGAAGACATTCACAGGGAAACCGTACACGATACCATTGGAGCCAAAACTCGATTAGATTCGAGCGAGCCCACCCGAAAGGGTGGGCTAATGTGGAGGCTATTTCCTGGAACTCCTTCGAAGCCCGATCAATCCAATAAGATCGGACAACATACGGAATTCGTCACCATCCACTGGCTGGGGAATATTCACCCCATTCCCATCGACTACTCCTTTCGGACTCGCCTTAGGGGCCGGCTAACC